TTTCGCAGCCTTGGTAGACGGAGCATAAAGACCGTACCACTGCGGCGCTTTAGAGCGCCGCCTGTTTTAATTCGCCTCACGGCTCATATTGTAATCAATTCCGAACCCACTAAGGGGAATCATACGCGGCGTGTCGCTACTGGTGTGTTGAGTTTCTTTCCACTACCATTATCCACAAGAGATAGGAGAGATAGTGACTACAGTTGTAGGTATACAAGGTAAAGACTTCTGTATATTAGCTGCGGATTCGCAGATCACAGAAGATAACCTTAGAACTATATCCTTAAAAACTCCAAAGATAATTGAGAAAGGTCAGTATCTACTAGCCATTACTGGTGATACTAGACCAGGAGATATCCTTACATATAACTGGAACCCACCATCATATAAAGTTACCTATGACCCAGTGCAGTTTATGGGTAAGAGAATTATTCCTTCAATCATTAAAACCTTCAATGAGAATGGTTATGCTTGGAATGATAATGATAAAGATAAAGATGCTGGCTTTGATTATCTAATAGCCTTTAATGGAGTTATATTCCATATTGCATCTGATATGTCCTTTATACAATCAGAAGCAAACTACTACGGTATTGGTTCAGGTGGTCAGTTTGCACTTGGGTATATGTATAACAGGCAAAGCGATAAGTTTCTAGTACAAGATGAAGCAGCACAGTTGGCACAAAAAGCGGTTGAGATAGCCAGCTTATTAGATATTAATACCTGCCCACCAATTCAGATTGCGGTGCAGAAGAGAAGGAAAAAATAATGAACAAGACTAGGAAGTTTGCTATCCAAGAGGCCTACGAAAAAGGTTATGAGGATGGGTTGAAATCAAGTAGGGACTCTGATATGAATTGGGAGGAGCAAAACAAGATGAGAGCACAGTGGCTACAGGACAATCCTGATGCACAGTATGAAGGATGGATGTCCATATGAGCGACCCAAAAGAATTACTACTACAAGTACTACGGGCTAAGGATGCTGGTAGGGCTAGATCTAAACAGACACAGGTAGGTCCATCTGAGTTAGGTGGTTGCCGTAGAAAAGTTTGGTATCGTCTTAACGATCAACCTGAAACTAATGAGAACGAATTAAAGTTAGCAGCGATTATGGGTACTGCTATCCACGCTACTATTGAGGAAGCAATACGCAGTGTAGATCCAAAGGGCGAGAAGTATTGGGTTGAAACTGCAGTTGAGTATTCTGGTATGAAAGCTCATATAGATCTATTCATTCCAGAGTCAGGTGATGTTGTAGATTGGAAGACAGTTAAGAAACAAAACCTTTCTTACTTTCCTTCAACACAACAACGCTGGCAAGTTCAGGTCTATGGCTACCTGCTTGACAAGTCGGGCAAGGGGAAAGTCCGAACTGTTAATCTTGTAGCCATAGCCAGAGATGGTGATGAGCGAGATGTATTAGTTCACTCAGAACCATATGATCCTGCTATTGCTGAAGAGGCTCTTAACTGGTTAGCGGGAGTTAAAGACTCAGAGGTAGTACCAGATCCTGAGAGAGATCAGAATTACTGCAAGTCATACTGTAAGTACTTTGATGCTACAGGTGAGATTGGTTGCTCTGGCTTAAAAAAAGAACGTATCAAGGATGACCTACCTGTTATTGAAGATAACAATGTTGATCACTCAGCCTTGATGTACTTACAACTAGATCAACAAATCAAAGAGCTGACCGAAAAGCGAGATTCATTACGAACTGCGTTTGACGGTATAACTGGAGAGACTGCTAGTGGTGTTCAGATAACTTGGACAACTGTTAGTGGCAGGGCTACAGTTGACACAGCCGAAGTAGAAAAACTACTAGGCTTTGTACCAAAGGTGGAGGGACAACCTTTCGCTAGATTAAATATAAAAACTGGAGGAAAATAAATGGCTGCACCTGAATCAACTAAGTTTCAGATCAACTATAAGTTGGCTGATGGAACATTAGTTAATCTATATGCAACAAGTCAGGCAGAGTTAGAGGCATCTCTAACATCAATCGCTGACCTATCAACACTAATTACTTCTACTGGCACCACACTTGGTGCTACTGCACAACCAACAGGTGGCGCAGTTGCCTATGCTAAGAAGGTATTGGGTGGTACCACAGTGGTACCTAAGGGTCCTTGGAAGGGATGGATGTGCGCTGCACCTAAGGGTGCAACAGATAAGTGCGATACAGTCTGGATTAGATAACTAATGCGGGGGCCTGCTTCTTATGAGGACCCACTCTGTCAAGAAATCTCCACTGAATTATTCTTTCCCGAACTTGGGGAAGACAGAGTACTGATATCACAGTTAAAATCAATGTGTAAGAGATGTCCCCACTTGCAAGAGTGTGCAGAGTGGGGCATCAGGAATGAACGGTTTGGAATATGGGGCGGTCTTAGTGCGGTAGAACGCAAGAGGATTCGTAGACAACGAGGTATAACCTTGAGAGAGGCAGACGTTGCTTAATTTACGCAGAGCTTGGAATAGCACAACTACAAAGGCTACTCCTCTACCTGATGTTTGGAATGATTTAAAGTCCAAGCAAATCAGGTTTAGAAGAGGGCAGGTTTGTATGGTTGCTGCTGCACCAAACGCTGGTAAGTCTATGTTTGCTTTGGTCTACGCAATTAAGGCAGATGTTCCAACACTTTTCTTTTCAGCCGACACTGATATAGCTACTGTGATGCTGCGAACTGCAGCACATATCTCAGGTCATAATCAAACTCTGGTGGAAGAGAACTTAAATAAGAATAGTAAATACTATGATGATAAGTTTGATCAGGTACAAAACATTCAATGGGTCTTTGATTCATCACCATCTTTAGATGATATAGAGATGGAGATCAAGGCTTATATTGAACTTTACGGTATCGCACCAGAGTTGATAGTGATAGATAACTTAATGAATGTGGCAGCAGAATCAGATAATGAATGGGCTGGGCTTCGTCAGATAATGGTGGAGTTGCACGATATGGCTCGCAAGACTGAAGCCTGTGTGATGGTACTTCATCACGTCAGCGAGCAATCTGAGTATGGCTCCACCACTGAACCACCTCACCGTAGGGCTATTCACGGTAAGGTATCTCAACTACCAGCAATGATCTTGACCCTAGGTTATGAACCTATCGGACAACAACTTAGAGTTGCTGCAGTTAAGAATAGATTTGGTAGGCACACTGCAGATGGTAAGGATTACATAACTTTGTTTACGAACTATGGCTCTTGTCAGATCAGCGATGCTGATGACTATGGTCGTATGTTAAACAGAGATGCAAGGTTTGAAAGTATGAGAGACAAGGTTGGTTAATGGCTAATACGGAGATTCAATATGTCAAAAATAAAATTAATAAATTGGAAAGTGATTTTGTTGCTTTTACTTCTATACTTATACAGGCAGGAATTGTTGAAGTATCTGAAGAAGATGGCCAACAAACATACAAAGTAAACAAGGTAAAGGTAGATGAGCGCAAAGAATAAACGCAAGGGTGCATCCTTTGAACTAGATGTAATGAAGTGGTTTAGATCTAAGGGTGTTAATGCTGAACGCTTGCGCTTATCAGGACAAAAGGATGAGGGTGATCTAGTAGTTATTATTGCTGGAGAAACCTACATCTTAGAGTTAAAGAATACTAAGTCATTAGATCTACCGCAGTTCTGGAGAGAGGCTGTTACTGAAGCTCAGAACTATGCTGGTGCTAGAGGTATTAGACCAGCACCTTTATCTTATGTAATAGCAAAGAGACGTAATGCAGGAATAGAACAGGCTTGGGTAATTCAAGATCTAGAGCAATGGTTGGAGGAGAAACAATAATGTGGGAGTATTCATTAACTCCACAAGAGGAAGCCATCTCTGTTGAGATTGGATATCAAAGACAGAAGCCTTACTTTGGAGATCCAACCCGTAATGTTAATTATTCTGAAGGTGATTTATGGGAGATGTGGCAACACTCAGTTGCTGTTGGGAGTGAGTTAGCCTTTGCCCGTATGGTTGGCAAAGATGATTTTGTGCCACATTATAATAAATGGAAATCTGAATTAGATATCCCTGGTTTGGGAGAAGTAAGATATTCTTTTAGAGAGAAGCCACAACTAAGATATACAATAAGGGATGATGACTCCCTCATTTACATATTACTAGCAGATGGATTAAGACATAAGACTAGACGTAATGCTCCTAATTATAAAGGTACTCCATACAGAGCAATTGGTTGGATGGTAGGAGCTGATTGCAAGAGGGATGAATGGAAGTACAATGAGAAAACTTGGTACGTTCCATCAGAATCTTTAATACAAATGAAAGAGTTAGATCAAATACTACGAAAGGGGTAAGCGATGCCAGTACCTAGTGGAAAGATAACTACTACTAAAATTATGCAAGGCTTGGAGAAATGGTGGCGAAGAGAATGTTAAACGCCACTTTAAGTTAGCCTATAAGCACCACTGTAAATGCAAAGGAGACTGCGGATGCCAGCACAAGACTGGTCCAGAAGTAGGAAGTCTAGCAAAGCTAATGGCAGAACCGATGCGAACGCAATTCCCATTGGAGTAGTAGTTCAGTTCTATGGTGGGGAAGTAAGAGAGGGCAGGGCTTGTTCAGTTAGGTGTGTTATGCACGATGACTCTCGTAAGTCAGCAGTGATTAACACAGTAGAGAACCTATACTTTTGTCATACCTGCGGTAAGGGTGGAAACACCGTCAATGTTGTAATGGAGAAAGAAAGTTTGGGGTTTAAAGATGCTCTCGCAAGAGCAATTGAAATCATATCTGCAAGCGGCCACTCGCTACCAGCAGGGTCTAAACGTAGAAACCGCAACGTTTCTAAAAGAACGTGGTATATCTAAAGAGATAGCTGAGTCCTTTAGTTTAGGTACAGTGGTTGATCCACTACCTGAGCATCAGGGCTATGAGGGTTGGCTATCCATCCCTTACTTTACTGCTCTTGGTATGTGTGTTGGCTTTAAGTTTAGAAGATTAGATGAGGGCAAACCTAAGTATGGTATGGCTATTGGTCAGAAGACTCACCTATTTAATGTGAGTGCTTTACTAGAATCTAAAGACACTATCGCTGTATGTGAGGGTGAGTTAGATGCAATCATTTGTACTGGTGCTTTAGGCATACCTGCAGTTGGAGTTCCTGGTGTTGCTGCTTGGAAACCACACTTTGCAAAGATGATGAATGGGTATGGAAAGGTATTAGTTATAGGTGATAATGATGTTAAAGAAGATGGTTCTAATCCAGGAGCTGAGTTTTCTAGGAGAGTAGCATCAGAGGTTATCAACGCAACGATCTGTGTGTTGCCACCTGGTATGGATGTAAATGAGGTATATTTAGCAAAAGGTACAGAAGAGACAAAACGGATATTGGGGGCAGTTAATGTATGAGGAACTCGGACCTGACGGAATTAGCCGTATGGTTAACGACATTTGGAGTCTTGATAGTCAAGATAGATTACGAAAGCGAAACGATCACAGTATCGCCACCTCCAATCAAGGGATAAACAAAGAGTTTATTGCCAGTATGTGGAAGGTATTAGATGATGCAGGTAATCTACTTCTAGATAAGCATAAAGATTACGGTCCAACTAATATCTCTAACGCACCTGGTGGTGCGCTTAATGGATTAAGAGTGCGTATGCACGACAAGACTGCTCGCATCAATCACCTCATAGATACTGGTGCTGAGCCTACTAATGAATCTTTAAAGGATAGTTTTGTAGATCTACTTAACTATTCTGCTATTGCAATTATGGTTTTGGAAGGTACTTGGCCTAAGTAATTC